TTAGAGATAGGCTGTACTTGTCCAAGGGCAGTCTCCGGTACACCAATCATCTCATGCATGGCTGTCTTTACCATTTTAAGGTACTCCAGAGCCCCTACGAGGCCTTGTCCGCCACCTTCTAGGTTAAATACCTGTGCGTCCTTTGGAAGGCCTCCCCAGACCTTTTTAGGGCCCTTTTCAAGGTTAGATGCCTTAGCTCCTGTAATAACAGTTACAGGTGCCGCATGGTAGTTAATAATGTCTGCGATATCAGTTGCAACCTCGTTATAGTTACGATTGAGCGTAATAACGTCGTGGCAATCAGATAGTCCCCAAGGTGAGCCAGAAACCATAACGTTAGGGATATGGATAACTGGAACTATTCCAATAGGGTTAGGGCGAGAGTCGATGAGCTCATCGTTAATGTACTCTTCAATACGATCATCAGTCAAGATTTCAGTGTAGGTATATACCTGACGAGTTCCTTCTACTGATGTGCCCCAGAAACGATACTTGAGCTTGAAACGGATCAAGCGAGAACGATCATGTGGGTGAAATTCTGGAAAACAGAAGGATGCGTTGAGTGGGAGGATTCTTACACGTCCTGGGTGAGCACCGCCGGCTGAATCTTCAAATCCTTCTTCATAAGCCACTTTAACAAAGCAGTCTCCTGAAACCCCACCTTGTTGGCCCATTTCCCAAAGAATACCGTGCTTGTTATTGTCTATCTCCCAAACGCGCTTTAGAATGTCTGGGATGATTGCCTCTGTAGCTAGAGGGCTTCGGAATGAAACTCCGCGTCCAAATGTAAAGTTAATAATAAAGTCTGAAAATGCTCGATAATAGTTGTAAACCATCTGTGACTCGCCAAACTCACGACGATAAGACCAGTGGTGGCCTAGATACATAGCCCAGTTAAGTGAATAACGGTTAAGACGTGGACCGTGTACTTCAAACTCTTCATCCGCTAGTTCTACAAGTCCTAGTGGAGAGATGGAGATGGTTAAGTCAGATGACGCTGCCCTATAACTGGGAGGTGAAAAATCAATACCACCACTCATCGATTAAATCCTATCATTGTTTGCCCTCAGCTTTGAATGTATAAAGTGTTAGTGTCTTTTGCTTTTTTCTTAAGTCTTGCTTCTTTATTCTTCTTTTTATCTGCCGCTACTGCTTTCCAATCAACTTGATTGGGATCAACATCTTTTAAACTAGCGGGATCTTGTCCCCCCATGTTAGCCCATTGTTGGCTAATCATCTTATTGGCTTCTGGAGATGTTCCTTTGCCCCTGCGCTTTGGGTATCGTGCTGTTGCTTGACTTTTAATCGCTTCATACGACTTAAGATACTTTTTAGCTGATCCCATGGTTCTCCTTTATGGTACCCCCGGCTTTTACACCGGGGATAACATTAGTATACAGTAATTAGTCGTTGACCGATGCAGGGTTCATACGTCCATAGCGTCCACCGCTACGAACTACTTCTTCGATAACAACCTGAGAGTGATCACCGAAGTTACCTTGAGAGAACTCTCCAAGATAGGTTGGTGCCTCTACCCAAGCAGCAGATCCAACGTGAGCACGCTCTTTCATTGTCTCTTCTGGGTACTTCTCAAATACGTTCATGTTGTGGTTAGGACGTCCACCAGGAGTCTCATAACCTTGATCCAAGCCAAGTTGGAAATCGTTTGGAACGTCTGTATCCGTTGCAACGCCTTCTTCAAAACGAAGTGGGCCACGGAGGCCTGGTGTTGCTGGGCTGAACTTACGCTCGTAAGCTGTTCCTACGCGCTCAGGAAACTGAGGGGTAGGTGCAATGTTTTCTGCCATTCTTTATTCTCCTATAGGGTTGGGATTGAGGTCCTCAGGCTTAATTCTGTCCTGTATTTTGTTATTTGTACTGCTAAATTAAAAGAAAGGATTGGCGCTTACTTCAACAGATGGCATAACCAGCTCTTGAGTCAAAGAACATGCCAATGATAAGGAGTCTACGAAGTCATCGTGGGCGTGAGCCTCATCAGGAGCAGCTACCAAGAAGTTAGGGCCTTTATACTGAACTTCAGCATCTGTCATCTGCTGATAGAACTTCTTCCAGATACGAGTACGTCGGGTCTTAGCATGTGCTGGCCAGGACACCATTTGGCGCTGAATTAGGGATTGTAGGTGCTTCCAGCGCTTAGATTGCTCGCTAGGGCTTGATGTTACAGACATAACCTCTGCTCTAGGCATTAGAACCTTTAGGCGTTGCGCTACGGCATCTCCTACACCGTTAGCATCCACGCCAATGTACATAGCGTCATAGTTAGAGAGGAACTGTTGAATCTGGAAGTATTGCTCTTCCCAGTCATCTCCCTGAATCTCAAGCCAGTTAAGTACTCTATGGTCATAATACCCGAACTCATCCGGCCTATCCCAATCTACCCAGACTACCGTAACAACCGTCGAGTCCATCTTACGGGCAGGATCAATACCGACAACAACAGGTGACCTAAAGTAACTCTTAACGACCTCTTGTGATGTATCTCCAAGGTCATCCATGATCGAGGATGTGACGAACATTCCTCTTTCGAGGAGCCACTTACAGTTATGAGAGGCCAATCCCTCCGCGACGAATGTTTTCGTGGTAGTTTCAAGCGCTATTACCTCAGTTTCTCCTAGATAGTCTACAGATAGTACTAGCGGGTGCTCAAAGTTTTGACCTATAAAGTCGTGTCTACCTATTGACCCAAAAGAATTTATATCAACTTTTTTAAGAAGTCGTTCCGGACGCACTTGACCTAAAAACCTAGATATTTCTGCTCGTCCACCCGCAATATGAAGAACATTTACATCATTATTAGTTCCTGTTTCTTTACGCTCCCAGTATTTAAAACCTAATTCACCCAAATATTTTTTAACTTTTTCTAACATCACATTCTCTCTTTGGGAAAATGCTAAGGTGCTTTGTCTTGAAAAATGACCCTCCCCTTCAAATGCAGCAGCGAGATACCCAGTTCTATAATCTTCCTTATATTCCCAAACATCAAATATTTTAAATATTCTGTCTGTATTGACTAACTCATCAGTACGTTTCCAAATAGTTCTACGACCCGCAGTCGATACTAGCCATAGATGCCCATCAGAAGACCGTACATTAGTACCATCTGAAAGAACAATAGAGTATGTGGGTCTAATAATTCTAGAGGTTTTAGTTACTGTAGTTTCTCGTATTTTACGATGTGTGCCTTTAGTGGTAGTGTCTTCATCAAACCCCACCAAAGTATCCCCTACTTTAACACTACCTAGTTCTACGTATCTAAGATCAGCAGTTAATACTTTTGTTTCAGGAACAAGACAGTTATATGAAAGTTGGAATTCATCTGAATCTTCTCCAATACGAAGCATTTCCTTCTTAATGAACTTTTCATAATTAGGTTGAACTTTAGAGACATCTTTCCAATCCCACTGGAAGTGGTTTTGTTTAGATCGTGATCCAGTTTGACGTCTCTTATTAAACTGAATAGAACGGTAGAAGCCGTTCTTGTGAGTTGTAGGTGTTCCGGTTTTTACAATAGTAGCGTTGTAGTAAGCACCCATAGGAGCAATAGACTTAGATACTACAAAGTCATCGGCATCTTGACACTCATCAATGATAATTAAGTGAAAAGATTTAGATTCAATCTTAGCTCGTGGGTTAGCTGTCATCATCATTAGAGTAGAGCCGGACTTCTTTAACTTAATGTTCTTAGTTACTCCAGGAGTCTTTGTAGGGATATCATCAATATCTGGATCTCCAAATAACTCCATAGCTCTTTCACTAGTTAACCGAGTAACTGTACGGCCATATAGAGTTTCTACCTGGTTTTGAACTGGAGCAAACATACCTACCCAAATACCGTCCCCAAACTTACCAAGAAGGTCGGGATACATCAAAGCTAGGCGGGGTAGAATAACCATAAGGGTTGCTACGGTATTAGCAATAGTTTCTGACTTACCTGACTGACGTGAGGCTAGTGCAGTGATTTCTTCACCATCGTTAATAATTACTGACTCAATAATGCGCCTTGCAAGAGGCTTCTGATAGTTATGCAGCTCGTGTCCTACCAGCAAGTCCATGAACTGCATTATCTTTTCTACAAGCGCTTTTACAAACTCTTTAGAGAGCTCATCTAGCTCATCTTCAGGCTCTTTATACCCGGGATCTTCCTCGTCAAGTTCAGCGTCTTCCTCTGGGAGGCCGTATTCGTCAAACTCTTCTTCAAGATCTTCCATTAAATACTTCTTTCCTTTAATGTGTCTAAAATAGCATGCAAGGATTCTGCACCTAATCTGGCTTCTTCTAAACTGTAGTTATTTTGGCTTTTCTGCCATGCAGAGAGGTTTCGCCCAATTGAGTAGATAATTTGGTCTGTCCAAGCCAACAACTCAGCTGTTGGTAATGATTTTACTCTTCTTTGTACCTTTGTAAGTTCTTTTGTGGTTTTGCTTTTAAATATCCTCATATTGTGCCCCGTATCGTACTGTGTCCCAATCAAACTTGCTTTCTTCTATTCCTCTGCCATTGATAGCTCTAGTAAGTGCCATGCTCTCACTGTAGGCCTCTTTCCACACACCTACTACTATAGCACACCTTGTTAGAGGCAGTCTAACCGCCCAGCCTTTACCGCTACGGTATTTACCCTCAATTTCTTGAGTCTCAGCTCTATCAAACAATACTTTAGGATTTACTGGATAAATCATAGTGTGCCAGTAAAACTTTCCTACATCACGCGTCTTCGCCATCTTCATCACCCTCACATACGTGCTCTGTTGTTTTATGCTCATACATCGTCTCTTTACAGAAACGACACCTAAATATTCTAGGTTCTTTAAAGTTATTCTGCGCAGTACCCCCAACAGGGACATCATCATCTGCAGGGATATAATCTGTTATTACTTCTGGACGTTGATACAGCTCTGGTGGGAAAGGTCCCTTAGCATAGCCTGCAGTTTTAGGTACTGCATGTCCTTGCTTAGTGATGACCCTCTCTATTCTCATTATTCAGCCTTCTTGGCAGTTTTCTTAGCTACCTTTGCTTTAACTTCTTTGACAGGCTCTTCTACTGCTTCAACCACTGGTGCAACTATCTTTTCTTCAATGATCTTAATAAAATGAGGTAGTGCGTCTTTATTGAAGATTCCTGGGAAATGATCCTCACAAAAGCTTTGAGGGGCTGCCCAAGCAGTCTCAATCAGATATTTAGCCCCTTTGAGGCAATTATCACACTTTTTCATATTTGTTCCTCTCAACGTGAATATACTAGTATCTCACACTTGGCGGTTGTGCGAACCCTGTATTTACTGGTACTATATTGTATAGAGGGGTAAAAACCTCTAACACTAGCAACGAAACAAAAGAGTTACAACTGCCTAGGTAGAAAGAGACCGGGCTGCTGGTAATCAAGTGACAGTTGGTTAACAGTTCGGGTTGGCTCTCTAGCCTAGGAGATAGTGTGAAATTATATGACAAACGTAAACCTGTAGTTTTAGGAATAGTACTCTTCCTAACCATTACAAATCTTATGACAACTACTGTTAAGGCCGCAACCCTTATGCCTGCAGTAAAGTCCTGTTTGACTCCCTTTGGTCAATACAGCATAGCCAAAAAACTAAACCCAAAGCAATTAAAGCAGGTATTAATCTATGCCGGCTTTACAGGAAGGTCGCTTAAGATTGCTTGGGCTGTGGCTATGAAAGAAACTCATGGAAACCCTATAGCTCACAATTTCAGCCGTGTTACTCAAGACGACTCTTATGGGTCTTTCAGGTTAACCTTTACGGGGCTTTAAAGGGCCGTATAAAGGAATATCGGCTTAAGTCAGTTAAAGATCTTACCAACCCAGTTTTAAACGCTCAGATCGCTTACAGGCTGAGTTCTGGGGGTAGTGATTGGTCGCCCTGGCATTCTAACCCAGGACAGAGAGATCACTGGCTAGTAGTACAGTGGTTGAAGCTATATCCTCAAATGGCTTAAGACTTCTTACCAGCTCTGCGCTTATTTTCCTTGGCAGTATTCTTGCCGTGTTTAAGTGGGTGCAGATTGCTGGCAGAATCATTATCATGGTTATTATCCTTGTGATCTACATCAGTATCTTTAGATAACTTGCCATGCTTCTTCTCATACTTAGCACGAGCAGCATTCTTAGAAGTAGTGTGCCACTTACCTTTAGAGTCTTTGTAGTGCTCAACAATGATCTTACGACCACCGTTAGCAGCTGAGCCTTTGTACTCTTTGCCGCCAGCTACTTCTTTTTTCTTAGTAGTCATATTATAATATGCCCTTCTTTATTAGGTATTCTTTCCATACCAGGCAGCTCTTCTTGATAACCCCACGGTTTTGACCTACGGTCATCGTCTAATCCTGCTTTTTTGTTTAAACCAACAGGTGTTGCTTGCCCTGTTTGGTTATCTATAAGATGTGTGGCACCGACCACTTTAAATTTTTTAGAAACAAAAGCGGCCGTTCTATCACCATTTTCAGAGGCATCTTTGTATACCTCTTCTCCCTTTACTGGCTCCACTTTATGAATTACACTGAATAAGGTGCCCTGTCCTTCATCCCCATTAAGTTTATCGCGTCCCCTAGCATAACCAGAGGCTACGGTCGGGTTACTTGTGGCATAGTTCCACTGCTTAGAATATTGACCGCCTAATTTTAGTTCTTGACCTGGTTTAATATAGGAGGGGGACCCGTGGTAAAGAGATGGGAGGTCATCAGAAGTGTGTATAGCTAATGCGGCCTCTCGCTTATTGAGGTCTGGAACAATATTTAAACTTTGTCCTTTTAATGAAAATCCTGGAAGGAAAGGTTGTGAGGGGGCGCCTTTAATTCCAATATTAAGTTCATTAATACGGCTCATTAGTCTAGGTCCTTCCTACCACTCCATGAATCTTTAGAAGAATCATAGCATTTATGACGTTGAGCTTCTGCAGCCCCTGAATTAATTGCTTGTTGCCCACCAATACGTGTAGCATGCCAACCGCAAGACATGCCGTCTGCACCATTACAGGTCCACCTATGCACGGCTTTTCCGTTTACCTCGCCTTCACGCTTATAGTTAGTGAAGTTTGGTTCAGGTGGGGTAGCATTTTGTTTAACTACTCTTTTTTTACGTGCCATTAGCTTGCTGACTCTCCATTAGCTCCACGACCTGGACGACCCACAGGACGCATAGCGTCTGGATCATCCATATATGGAAGGTTAGTAAGGTACTCTGCTGCTTCACGTGCGTTATACCGCAAGTTCTTAGGCATCAAGTTGCCTTTAGGATACTGGTCTAAGAATATCTCGTTTAAGAATGTTCTGTTAAGAGACATTATTAACGACTACCTCTTGTACGCTTAGTATCTGCTCCACGCTTACTCTCTACTGGATTTACTCCACCAGGTACGCCCGCATTTTGTGACTGACGTTGTAGTTTAAGGGTCTTTTTACTCATCTTATTAGCACGTAGCCATTGAGCACCTTCAGCGTGAGCTGATCCAGGAGTTTCCATTCCAGGGATAAATGCTGGACCTTGACCGGTTGAGGTAACTGGACCAATTGGCTGTGCTCCAGGCAACTCCAACTGCTCCTGTATTTTCTTCTTTGCCTTTTTAGGTGCTCTAGGTTGTGGAGGAACTATCTCCATCTTACCCTTTTTGTAGGAGTATACCTTTTTGCCTCTAAGCTTTGTAGGTTCTCCTTCAACAGGTGTATTTCCTGGAATCTTTACAATCTCTTTACTCTGTTCAGGCTGAGTGTAGTTATGAGGAATTCCGAAAGTTTCCGTGTGTTTCTTCTTTGCCTCTTCAAAAGCTGAACGTGTTTCTTCTACGTCAAAGCCTTCCGTTCCGGATTTAGCAAGAAGATGAGCTAAAGAAGCTTCTCTAACTTCTTTTGCAGATGATTCACTAGGTGATAGAAGTGTTGGAGGTACTGTTCCCGTGTCTTCTTTAACCTCAGGCTTAAGATCTTCAAATCCAGGCAACATTTGATCATACATGCCTTGAGTTTTAATAGTATTTACCTGGGTTACAGTTTTACCAGATTTTTTCTTACCCTTATATTGGGACTTAGGCATAGGAGCTTCTGTTCTAAGTACTCGGTAAGAAGTGGCATCCTTTTTGGTAATAGGTTCAGCAGTAGAAACTCCTGGCTCATTTACAGGGAGAATACGAGGTTCATACTTGGGTTTATCTTCTGGAACCCATGAGCTAAGACCTGTACCACCAAGTTGCTGAGATCTAGGTAGGACTGCCTTATTACGCTGCTCTAAAACCACACCTCTACGATAAGGCACTGTTACGGCTCTACCATCTGAGGTTATGTTTGCAGGACGACCGTTAACTGTAGTATCTGACGTTGGTTGAGTCTCTTCAAAGAGAGTGTCTTCACGTAAAACTTCTGGAACGGAACCTGACTTAACAACCCTTACAGAACCTCCAGGGTTATAAGATCTATCGCTAGTTCCTATAACGTCAGGACGAGTAACTCGTCCCCTAGATGTTTCTACTACTGTAGTAGGAGTAGTCTCGCCTTCAGCATTAACTGTGAATCCTGCGGGAACTGAACGTCCAGTCTTAACTTGTCTAGATGAAGTCTTCTTAATCTTTGCTGGTCTAGGAGTATTACGACCAAGAGCACGAGCACGCGAGTCAGCGGACAGCACAATTTTAGTAGTTGCAGTCTTATGCTGTAGTCTGGAATCAGTTCCTGCTGATACAGGGAAATCACTCTTCATAGCATCAACTTCATGCTCTAAAACAGTGCGACGACCTGCTGGAACCGCATTGCGCTTCAAAGCACGGATACCACCACGAAGATTTACAACATTCCAGCCTTCTGGCTTATTTGGGTCATAGCCAAGAGTGTCGTCAATTTCTTTATTGCCGGTCTTTTTATCTAAAACCCACTCTTGAGTATTTTGGTCTCTACGTACCCTATCAATTACTCCGGATGCCCTAGTAAAGTTATGAATAGGCATATTGTTATTTGGGTCTACAGTTTTAGGCATATCAGGATGATTTTCACTGATTGGGTGTGCCACTCCGGTTGTGGGGTGCACCCAGTGAGTAATTCCCTCTACTTTAAGGTCTACTCTATCGTGAGTAGATGCCTTTACGTGCTTTTCAAGTAGTTTATGTAAGTAGCTGGTCTTCTGTGTAAACGAAGCCCCTTTACCTTTAGCAGAATTCGCAATTTGATCTTGGGTTAGTCCAAGCCTCATCAATACAGCTAAACGCCTATGATGTCCGTAATATGTGCTTTCCTTTGTAGGCTCTGGATCTTCAGGATGAATCTCATTAACAGGCTTGCCTATTTTTTGAGCTTCTTCCCAATCTTGTTTAGCAAGTTCTACTGCGGCATCATTAATTCCGCTTTCATCTCCAGGAAGTCCTGGCAAACCAGAAGCTTTACGTTGAGCTTTAAGAGCTTCAATATCTCTTTTAGGTTCGTGTGGTCTAGAAGGAGTATTTGCAGATAAAACTCGAGTTCCGCCAGTTCCAAGTGGAATGCCTAAATCTGCTGTACGTCTCGATTCCTGTGAAGGTGTAGGAGGTACTAGGTCATACCTAGCCTTAGGACGTAGAGGATCCTCTTCAGTTATAGCGTCATTCTTAGGAACTATTGAAGCAGGCCCAAGCTCACTTATCTGACCTTCATACTTTACTGAGCTTTCTCCAATTTCACCAAGATCTTTTTCTTGTTGTGTTTTAGCAAACTCTTCATTTTTATCTGCACCGGCGCCTCCTTTATCAGAAACAACTGGAATAATGGGTGAAGAAGGCTTTTCAGCTTTAGGTTTTGATGCTTTTTTAGCAGTCTTTTTAACAGCCTTTTTAACACTAGTAGGTTTACTAGTTTCTGGAATAGGCAAGCCTAATTCAACCATTCGATTAATAGTAGTATCGCCTGTACTAGTTAATCTACCAACCTCAGCAGCTGAAGCCTGTTGTGCAGGCTTAGTTGACTGTTTATTTGCAGCACGTGACGCTTTGCTTTGTGCTTTTAAGCGCTTTTTGCGACTGCCTGGTGTCTCTTCTACCATTATAGTGATGCCGTTCCTGTAGTAGGTTTCTTTGTTCTAGGTTTTTTTGATGTTGTTTTGTTAGCTGCTGCACCTGCTGGAGGAGTAGCAGGAGCCATCTCGCCAACACGCTTTTTACGAACATTACCGCCCTCTTGTACCAATGTTTGATCACCAGCATCTAATTTTCTCTTACGAGCAACTTGCTTAGGTGTTGGGAAAGTGTTTGGAGATGTTTGGAAAGGGTTAGCTAAATTTGGTGGCACTGGATTGTTAGTTGCAGCTGGAGTAGGGTTTGCAGTAGTTTTAGCTTTTTTACCGCCTGCTGATTTATTTGCTCTAGGTGTTGTTGCAGGATTAGCGCCTAAAAGTGGGTGTCCAGCCAAAGCCTGTAGTTGACCTTGATATTCTCCAGCTTTTCTAACCATAGGGCTAATAGCTCCTTCTGGATACTCAAGTCCAGCAGCAATATGAAGACCTTTAGTCATATCTTTCATAGTCCTTAGGTCAACTTTTGCACCATAAGACTTTGTACGACGCTTTTGACTTTCTTGATTCTTAGCTACTTCAATCTTATTCTTTTTATCATTCTCTTGTTGAATAGTTTTAAAGTGATGGGCAATACCTTCTTGTGCCATAGTGGCAACAGTATTAGTAATGTTTCGGTTAGCATCTCGCTCTAAACCTAATTGATGCTTGTAATCAGCTAGACGCATTTGAGATTGCTCTTTACTTGCAAGCCTGTAGCTTTCTCCCCATGTATTTGCTAAAGCACCAAGTGCGTTGCCCAGCATGTTGCTACCAGCAGGTTGAACCTGGCCCTGACCTAATACTGACTTCATAGCAATCCTATCCCTTATATATCAAGAAGTTTAGCAATTCCACCCTGTTTTGTAAGCGCATCGGAACTTTTATTATAGTGGTGGTTGCAAAAGACTAGGTCTCCGTACGGGAGTTCTACAACAAATACTGCTCTAGCAGAGCAGCCGTCACATTGGACCCGCTGCTTCTCCTGTGGTTGGGGCAAAGTTTCTACCAGATCCTGCATTTGCGCTTATCCTTGCTCTAGGGGAGTCCATTTCAACACCGGTATATGTTCCGATACCTTCAGTACCAATACCATACATACTATCATATGTTCCGGACCAAGGCTTAGGCCATCCAGCACCCAACCTTCCCATAACAGCGTGATCTTCATATGGGCTGTTGGGAATGTAGTAATGGTGGGCTTGTAGCGTCTTTGGGTTAGGCATAGGAGTATTCTCTCACTAAAGCAAAAAGCCGGGAGCGTTAACTCCCGGCTAATTACGTTTAGGCTATTAGGCCCAAGGTGTGATTGTGATTGCAGCGCCTGCGGCTGTTGAAGCAGCTCCAGCAGCGATGCTCTGTGTCTTGATAGTTCCTGAGGTTCCAGCAACTGTTCCTGCTACCAAACCTGTGAGGGCAAGTGCAGTTGTTCCGTTAGATACGAACGATACAGTGTTGGTTCCTGTAGCAGTTACTGTCCAAGTACCGTTAAGTTCAGCACCTGTTGAAGCAAGCGATGCAACAGTAATCTTTGAACCAACTGGGAAGGCGGCGCCTGCACCAGTAGCTGTCAAGGTTGCTGTTGTTGTATTAAGGGTACGAGAAGCTGCAGTTACAGAAATTGGGGTATTTGTTGCACCTGAAGCAGTTGTGATTGTGAACTCAGATTGTGTAAGGATTGTCTGAGCATTTGCGGTTGTTTGACCGATAACACTTGGAACTGTTACATATGCAACACCTCCTACGTATGCACCGTCAGAATCAGTAGCGCCTGCACCAAGTTGTGCATAACCAGTTTGACCTGTGATTGATACGCCTGAACCAGCTGAGTTAGTGACTGTGAAGCCATAAGCTGTAGCTGATGCGATTGTTGCGTTTGTAAGGTTGAATGCAGAGTTTGTAAGACCTGTGATGGTTACATTCTGACCAACTAGAGAAGCTGGAACAACTCCGTGTGATTGAGCTGTGTAGGTGATTGTTGTTCCGTTACCAGAAGCAGCTGTTACGTTAAATACGAAATCTCCAGCTACGAATGATGGGAAGTTTGAGTAGTTTGCTTCTGCGATAGCGTGGCCGTCATAAGCGTAGTTCAAGAGAGCCGAGTTAACTGTTGAGGTATTTGTCCAAGCAACGTTCTGTGAACCACCTACGGTTACAGTTGCTGTTGGGGTACCTGCAGTACGTTGATCATTTGGTTGAATAGGGAAGTTGCGCCATACGAAGTCTACAGCTACATCTCCGGTAACAGTTGAGGTTGTTACGTTAGTGAGCATAGCACTTGCATATGTTGCTGATGTGGTTGTTACAGTGAGGTTAGTGTTTCCTGTAATAGGGTTACCACTGTACACAGTCCATGAGGTAAGGCCTGTGCCTTCAAGATCTGTTGCCATTATATTACCAATCTATATAGAGGGTTAAAGTCCCGGTGCACTTAGGGACAAGAGAAGGGTAACAGAGGATTATACGTCTTGTACGTATATTCTGGTCTCTCCACCAGAATTGCTGTCAAATTCTTTAGCTGCATCTACTGCCAAGGTCATAGCCTTAATAGCCACCTCTTTATCTTCAAAGATGGTGTTGCCAAAGGCATAGAGCACTCCTTGAGCGAAATCTCCACCGCTACCGGAGGTGATGTAGTTCCTGGCATCTCTATCGATAGAGTAGTCTTCATCGATGATATATACGTGGCCCTGCACAGCGACGATGAATACGTTGTCATACTTAGCGTAGTCGCCATCATCCTTCATATCATAACCTGCCTTGATGAACAAGTCACGCATCTTAGGAAGAAAGACATTTACCATCCAAGCATCAAGCTTCTCTGGAGACAACTTAGTGCGAGGCTTTGGTGCTCTCCAGCCTCTTTGTAGAAGGTTCATGCCTCGACCAATACCGCAACCGGCAATTAGGATGCCGTTATTCATTACGACCTTATCGTCTTTCATAAAGACTTTACGGTACTCATTGTAGGTGCCCTGAGTGTCAGCACCCATTACTACCCAACCATCGCCCTGAACTGCCGCAATCGTAGTCATAAAGACCCTCTCATAGTGTTTTTCTCGTACCAGAAGGATACCAGATTAATCCTTGGTTCCCTCTTCAAAGAGCTGCTCTCTAGTCTGAGGGGGCACATTGTTGCCTAAATCATCCCACCCGCCATTGCTATACCCGGCTAAAACGGTATCTATATAATCTGAGGTGGAGTTATAGTTCTGATAGTCCTCCCAGTCCTCAATCGATACGCCTGGGTAGCCAACCATCTTATCATCACGCATTAAAATGGCCAAATACTTAAGTTTTCGGTTATATCCTATTTTTTGAGCTCTAGGCCTTCCTAGAGGGTTATTACTACGGGCTGGGTTAATAACCTCGTATCCTTCACCAAAATCAGGGTCATTGCCGTATTGGCTTGGCCGGCTGATATCTAGGATATCCAAACCATCAGTTCTACTGACATTTGTGATATTTGGTACTAAAAGGTCTAAGCCATCTGGGCGTCCAGAGGCCTCTCTAATGGCACGGGCAGCCTCTTGCTCGGCAAAGATCTCGTCTAAGTTCTTACCTAGGCCACGCTTCCTACCTGCCATGGGTGCGGTTCCATTCTATGTAGTTCCGTATATAGACGATGATATAGGCTAAAGAACCAAAATAAAAGCCATACTGGTGGGTAACGGTGGCATAGGCAACCCACAACAGCTCATTAAAGATCAAAATGACCCAGGACCAGATATTCTTCCTACCTAGAAAGAAAACCCCTGTAGTTCCTACTATAGCGAGAATCCATGACCACACTTACTTCCCACCCCATCCTCCGCCTTTAAAATGTGCAGGAGTTGCGCTCCAAACGCGGGACATGGTTGAATTACACCCTACACACATAGGTTGCGACTCCTCATGCATAGAGCGCTCAACTTCTACCTCAGTACCACACTTATCGCACCTATAGTCATACTTTGGCATTATCGGCACCTCTCGCAGTAGTTAGTGGTCCTTACCTCACTACGGGGGATCCAATCGGTCCTTCCACAGTGTGAGCACCTAATCTCTTTAAATTGGTAGCCTTTTCTCTCTTTACGTGCTTGGGGAGAGGTAAGTGCCAACCAAAGCCAAGCAATAAAGATTCCTGCCATAATTCCAAATGTAAACATATCTCCCTCTTTCGCGCCGGGACGCGGGTGTAATTACCTAGTCGTGGAGCTGATGCTTCCAAGCCTCTTCTTCAGCAATCTTGATAGTATGCTGGATCGACTCTTCTAGGCGGTCTTTACCTCTTGCTTTATCTATGGCCTTCCTGGCCTCTTCATCATTCATTCTTCTCTTCTTTCTTGCCTCCATAAAAGGGCTGTCAAGCCAATCGCAATCTTTCATACGGAATTGAACTTGACAACGTTGGTCATCCTGGAATCGAACCAGGCGCCTCCCGATTATGAGTAGGGCGCTCTACCAATGAGCTAACGACCATTAAAATGCTCCAGTAAGGCCCAATGCTAGTCTCTTTACAGAAAGCCCTAGAGGCCTATGTAGCTGCACATAAACTTGGGGCCAAAACAGGCGGTATCTTACTGGAGCGGGTGGGACCCATAAGGCCCTCAATAAATAATGGTACCACAGATTACTTGATCTTGATAACCTTTGGTTGCAATTCCTCGGGTAGCTCTTGTTCTAATGTAATCCTTAGTAAGCCGTCCTTAAGTTCAGCTCCCTTGACCACTACATACTCCGCCAATACGAAGTTCTGCTTGAAGTCACGGGTAGCAATTCCCTTATGGATAGCGACCTCCTCAGATGCCTCTAAACGGCCTTCTACGGTCAACTGGAGCTCTTTTACCGTAATGGTAATGTCTTCCTTACCAAAACCAGCTACAGCCAGTTCTAGGACGTATGTATCCTTGTTTTTATAGATGTTATATGGAGGATACCCGCCAGTTTTGGCACCTGTAGATACCTGTTTGAAGGTCTCTAGAAGTGGATCGAAGCCGATAGCCCACCTATTGAACTGAGGAAAGAGGCTAGTGATCGTAATTTCCGACCTATCAGCTGTAATATTGCGAGAAGTTTTGCCCCAAGGCTCAAGATAGCCCTCTACATGAGGATTTTGAGGATACCCGCCTGTATTTTGATGTGACGCTGTCATGATATTTATCTCCTTAGACGATAAATTGTTGGTTCCCGACTCATTTTTGAGCTCGGTGATGTAAATCTTAGCATATTTTCTGGTAATTATGATCATAGTTTGCCAATTTCCCGCCAAATTTTCCCCCAACTCTTAGAATTCGGACAAATCGGACAAATCGGACATTTAGGACATATCGGACAGGGCCACTGTATGCCCTCTATACCCTCAACCATCCGTAAAGCCTGGCGGACAAAGCAGGACAAAAGGGATTAAGGGTACGGGGGGGGACAAAACGGACAAATCAATACAAATCGGTCAAGTATAATAGGGTGAAGGTCATCAAAGACCAAAAGTTACGGAGTGTATGGCGTTCCTACCGATAAGCGTATGGGTTGGGTTCAACTCCCAGCCCATACACGCGGAAATACCGCAACGGAAAGGAAATCATGTCCACAACCTCGTTAGTAGATGCTCGTACATCTCTACGCTCCCTTACCACGCAACACGCTTCAGGTAAGGAAGGCTTAGAGGCTACGATAGATGCGTTTGCCGAGCATTATAAGGCAGACGATAGCATCATGCCGTCTGAGTTCTTAGACCTGAACAAGCGTCAGAGTGTTGCCCACTATGGTGGCTACCTTGTAGCACATAAGGGCTTCACCTCGTCTGAGGTCTCAGCGTTTGCTAATGTAATTGGTGTAACCCCCGAGAAGTTAGACTTGTCCGGTGACAAGGCTACTCTCATGGCTTCTCTACGCTTCTTAGATGACCAGCGTGTTGCTGAGCATACTAATGATGTACAGACAGCCCTTCTTCTGGGTGACACGACAGACAAGGCAGGCGGGAAAATCCTTGATGACATCAAGGCTTTTCGTTCTGCCTATGCTGTAACCAAGACAGCCAAGTCCCAAATCCTCTTGCGTAAAGCAGCGCAAGAACTCTTGGACTTCTTGACTGATTCGGAATAGGAACGCCTCTTTAGGCAATGGGCGGGGGATACTTAGGTGTCTCCCGCCTCTCTTTCTATGCTCATAGTTTATCTATGGTCATAGATGGGGAGAATTGCTAACTGCTTACACGCTAGATGGAATGTTCTAGCCCCCCTCGGTAGACGCCATACACTATTCGGTGTCCTGCTATACAGAGTAGGGGGTAGACCTATGTCTGCCCCCTATTTTGGCTACTGTAATCACACAACTCCCATCATTGAGAGTAAGGCCAGGCTATGGGGCTTGGTCGCCTATCTTATCAGGAGTAGGTTAGGTAGTGGGTAGAAGGGACATAGGATAACTTGTATCGCTGGCTGGTTAGTACAACACACAGTCTTTACTCT